GGGAGTTGTTAGACATCTCCGAAACTTTCTTTTTACCACATGAAAGTACAACAAACTATGCAAAGTGGTAACGTCAGAACTTCTGATACTAATTCCAAGAGTGGAATGTTTGCTTATTTGCAAAATATGATGCACGTAACTAGCACCGATGCCGTGTCTAGAGGCATGACTGGTACCCCAGTCATAACTAAGTGGTCAATGTACTACCCAAACAATAACTTTATAGTTATGCCAAAGAAGGCTATTAGAATATTCTTACAAGCCAATACGCCCGTCACTCATGATAAGGTGAAGAAACTTATTAATGAGATGTTTCCTGGACCAACCTTTGAGGTGGTCTATAATGCAAAACAAGAAGTCAACATGTGGGCCAGTTCCATTGTTATTAAATATAAGGGCCTTATAGTGTTGACAGGAAGAAGTAAACTATGCGTGACTAAGCAGGGTTCAGAAGCTGATGCAGCTATGACCATGCTAGCTTATGTGTTAGGGGAGGATCTTTTAGTCATCAATGATACTAAGAATTATAAAGGTTTAGTCAATGAAAGATATGCCACACAGCGATATCGTGTGGAATATCTTACTGAGGCAGTTCCTGGTGGATTTGTTTGCACAGCCGCAGTATTTCCCAAAGATATTCCTGGACACCCTTTAGCCCATGCAGTAGGGGAGAAGAGAGCTAACAAAGCTATGGCAGAGCAAAGTGCTGCTTATAAATTATTGGATACTAAAGCTTTCTGTGCCAATAATGATGTTCTAGACCCTATATCTACATGGTTGAAGTATTTTAAGGAGGAAGAACCAACATTACCGAGTGGCATGCACCCACAAAGCAAAGGATTGGTGGATGAATTCTCTGATATAATCAAGCAAAAGAACAAAGAACCTAAGATACATAAGACGATGGGTTCTGTGTTATTTGCTCACAACAACAATCACAGAAGGCCTAAGAGTGAGAATGATGTTGTTGTTAAATATAATAAAGTGGACAAACACTTAGTTGACCAAGTGTTGAGTTCGAAACAGAAGAAGGTTAATTATGGGTCGACTAGTCCGGGAGAATTAAAGTCTAAGTTGAGAAGAAGGATGGAAGCTATTAAAGGCAAACGCGATGCTTTCGAAAAGCGTTTGAATGAGAAGAGAAAACATCCTATTTTTGATGATGATATGCACCCTCAAGGGAAAGATAGTTGGATAGCTACTTTCCTAGGACATTTAAACCCAATATCTAAGGCCAATGAATCTATTTCTGGAGCTGCAGATAGTGGTAAGAAGTTGATGGACGAATTGTCAACAGCCCTTCGAACTTTGAGTGGTGAAGCAAAAGAAATGATGAAGAAGGTTACTGATACATTGGTAACTACTGCTCATAATTGGACCTCCATATTGCCCAAAGTCACTATAGTGGCTTTGGTTATTTGTGCTGTTTGTCTGTTTTGGAATGGATGGATGAAGACAGCTTCGGCGATATCAGTGGTTGCTCTAGCACTTTGTGTAGGACAAGCTGAAATAACACGAGTCTTGACGTATATTCGTGATGCTGTTCCTAAGTATCAGAATGAAATCAAGACAAAAGATAATGACCAAGTTAAGAAAGAATGGACTGATCATTTCAGAATCTTAGAAGGAGATCCTATAAGCAAGCTTGAGCCTGGTGCTAAATTGCAGATGAATGTGGATTCTATTAAGGAGACGACCTCGAAATGGGTTGTGGCCTTGCTAGGGACTGCGATTATAGGCAAGGAAGCCGCATCGATGAATTTGACAAAGCTTGGTACTGCCATAGGCCACTGGCCCAATTTTTACAAAGGAGTTAATGAGATTATACCTTGGGCTATAGACACTATTATCAATTGTGTCAATACAATTAGGGTATCTTTAGGTTTTGATGAAATATCGACCTTAGATTCAGAGACTATTAAGTATGAGGCGTGGATCAAATCATGCCACTCATACTTACTCAAAGTGAGTCAGAACACGAAGATTGATCAAAATGACTTGGAAAGTATTAGTAGACTCACATTTGAAGGAATGCATTATATGCACAAGCTCAAGATGATACCAAAGAGTGATAGAGCCAAGATGTCGATCAGCAACGTCATCAACTCATTGCAGAAAGTATTAGACAAGAATAAGCACTTATTAGATAAGAGTGTTGGCGCAAGACCTATGCCCATTGCTATCTTACTCACTGGTTTGCCAGGAGTTGGCAAAAGTGGGCTGATCTATAGGTTCGTTGCCGCAATCCTTTGTCAAATATTAAGTGTAGAAGAATTGGAGAGGTTTAAAACTGACCCAGAAGCCTTTATTTATAATCGAGAGTTTGAGAATAAGTTCTGGGATGCCTATCACCAACAACCAGTTTGTGTGTGGGATGATTTTGGACAAAGTGCCGATGTGGCGGCAGCAGACAATGAGTGGATGGATATATTGAGATGCTCAAATATATTCGCTCATGTTTGCCACATGGCAGCATTGGAAATGAAAGGAAATGTTATTTTTAATTCACCAATATTGTTGGCTACTAGCAATTCTGCAGTGCCTAATACTAACTTGCTTACTTGCAAACCAGCTTTATGGAGGCGTTTTGCATTTAAAGTAAAGGTTGTAGTGAAGCCACAATATTCTAAGCCCGGAGACAAAGGACAACCCGATATGTTGGATACGACAAAGATGTCTCTCGAAGCCCCTGACTTCATGGGGGCATGGGATTTCTTGCCTTATGAGATTGATCAACACGGTGTCTTAACAATGACAGGTGAAAAACTCTCTTTTGAAGAGTTGGTTGGGCGAGTCAATGCTAAATATGATCAGATGACCAAGTTTCATAAGAGATTTAAGGAGGGCACTGAGATGATGATAACCAAGTTATTGGAAAGGCGAAAGGATGTACCTAAGCCACAAGGAAAGTTCTCGGATCCTAGTGAGTTGAAGGAATTTGACCATGATGACATATCCTTTTACAAGACCATTGGGTCATGTCCGTCTTATAATATGTGTTTTAGCGACCGGCTAGTTCAGAGAATGGCAGACAAGATAACTAATCAGACCTGGGTTTGGTCAAAAGAGTGCGCAGATGACGGAACTAATGAGTTATATTTGATGAGATGTCTAGTGTACAATTTAATCGAACAGGAGAAGGCTGAGGAAGGTACTACAAGCATGTTCAAAGTAGTGTTGGCTAGGAACCTATTATGGCATGTTATGGGCAATCCTAATGCTTTCAAAATACTGGCTATGATATATAACAAGATTGATAGGCCGACTGAACCATTTGATCACAAGGCCATACTTGGAGATATGTTTAAATTTGAAGAGAAGATCGAGGTCCAGTCAAAGGATATAGAAGCTAATGTAGAATTTGACAAATTCTGCAAGGCCTGGCCAGACATAGTTAAGCATTTCTCATATGATGTGACTGTCATGCTCTATTCCCAACACAAAGAGATGTTGCTTAGTCTTTGTGTCACCGAACCCGATGCTACAGCAGAACGAAATAGACATGTATTAGATTGGCTGGCTTCTCAATATCGCACTAGTGGCTTAGAACCGGAAGTGGATGCGCAAATTTCTATTGCCAAGTCGTATAAGACCATCTTTAAGAGCTGGTCTGAATGGGTAGCAGTGAAGCTGTCTGCTGCCTGGACATTCTTCAAAAAGCATTGGAAAATGGTTGCGACTATTCTTGGATCTATCGCCCTGCTTATTGGAGTGATCTTTTACGCCATTAGTGGGATTCCTGGAGAATATGTTGCTCAGTCATCAGAGTTCTCGAAACGAGATAATTACGAAAGGAGAGGAAAATATAGGAAAACAAATAGGAAGAGCGAGTTAGCAAGGCGTGATGCTCATGCCCAATCCAATTCTCTTCCTAAGGGTATGAATACCCAACATCGAGAAGCCTTGAATATATTAAACTCAGTTTGGGCAAATAATGTGTATGTAATTTCTGAGTTGCAGGGTGGTGAGCCTATGTTATATGCGATAGGTCTCAAAGATAGGATGTTCTTGACTAATAAGCACATTACTGGATTAATCAAGAAGAAAGATCTGAAACATCTTTGGATTCGACTTGTGCGTGGTGGAATTGACAAGCAGTTCTTGACCTCAGATATCTTGGAAAGCCCAGATTATAATAGCAATAACAAGACAGATGATGATTCATTGATATTTTGCATTAAGTCAACTACATTCAAGCAATGTCCTGATATCACCGAGAAATTTATGAGTGAGACTGCTGCGAAAAATTCTGACAGGTTCCCTGCCTGGTTGAGAGTGTTAGATGGTGATGAGCCAGTAACAACTCATATTCAGTATGTGTGGTATGATGGAACTCCCTATGAATATAGTGATGGTAGAACTGACTACCTTATACCACATTTGTGGGGTTACTCGCACGCGTTCACAAAAGATGGTGATTGTGGCTCCCCTTTGATATTAGATGTCAAGGGTTGTCATGTCATTGGTGGAATACATTGTATAGGAAGCTCAAAGCTTGGAGCTGCTCAGCCTGTTTTTCGTGAGAATTTGAAGAAGAGGCTTACGGCCTTTGCTTCTCCTCATACTAGAGGTACTCATTTAAATGTTGAGACTAAAGCACCTGAATTCAAAGTGCAAGCTCATGATATAGATGCGGTGCAAGTCGTGGTTGATGAAGTTCCAAGATATAATGTTACAAGGAAGAGTAAGCTCAAGAAAACACCAGTCCATGGGAAGTTTGGACCTGGCGTTAAGGCCCCAGCGATACTAGATGTTGTCGAACGAGAAGGACATGTGGTCGACCCCATGGCTCGCAACTTCCTTAGTAAGGCCGATTCTCTTCCTCCTTTGGATAGGGGGATGATGTGCGACATTGCGTCTGAAATCATTTGCACTACTCCGATAGACGTGAATGACCCATGGTTTCAAGGAGATTATAAGAGAACCTTAACATACGAAGAAGCCGTGGAAGGAATAAAAGGAATGCCTGAATGGAAAGGCATAGATCGATCAACCTGCCCTGGAATCCCATACCTTTATGATAACAAGGAAGGTGGGAAAAGAAAATGGTTGGGTCGCGAAGGAGATTACTGCTTCAATAGTACACATGCTCAACAACTTAGGGAAGATGTAATGAAGATGGATGCGGCACTCAAGAGAGGCGAACGTCCTACAACATGTTTTGCCACTTTTGAGAAGGATGAGCTTCGAAAGCTAGATAAGATTGCCGCAATCAATACCCGAGATATTAATGCGGACAATTTGGCAAAGATAATAGAAGTGAGGCGATATTTCGGTGCCTTCATGATCTTTACGACTAAGACTAGAATTAGGAATGGCACTGCAATTGGTGTAAATCCTTACTCTGGAGAATGGGAGATCATGTATAGGAGATTGAGATCTATGCTTGACGATGAACCTGTTGACGGAGATGTTGCCAAATGGGATAAGAAATTGCACCCAAGTGCCATTTATGGCTTCTTTGTTGGAGTGTGTAATTGGTATGGACCAAACCACCCTGACAACGTTGCTAGGATGGCATTAGGAGAAGAATTCTTATCAGCTTATATTTGTCTGTTCCCTGGCAAATTACCCAAGTGGGCGAGAGATAAGCTTGTGAACAGTGAGTTGCTTACGAGAGAAGAATTGGTCGCATTGACACTAGACGAGCAGAAACAAGCTCTCGTAATTATGCAAGAGGTTGGTTTCCCTAGTGGTCATGTGTTAACTGCGTTGCTTAACTCATGGCTTGGAGTGATTTTGAATTGCACTGGCTTTGGAGTAACTATAAGCAAAACCCATGAACTTGATCGAAGTATGTGGGTGACTGAATGGAGACAACACGTTGTCTACGTGGGCCTTGGAGATGACAACATTTGGACTTGTTCCCAGAAATGGAAGAGTGAATTTAACGCTATCACATACACTGCATTTCTGGAAACAATAGGTATGGGTTATACTACTGCTGACAAGCAAAAATGGGTCACACGTGGTAACTCATGGGACAAGGTGGAATTCTTGAAGAGAGGTTTCTTCAAGATAGATGGACATGTCGAGGCCCCTCTGAGTCTTGACTCGATCAGAGAAAGTTGTTATTGGACGAGAGTTGATGACAACTGGAATACTGCTAGACTCGTTTTCCAGAACGCTTTAGGAGAATTGGCCTTACATGGGGAGGAAGTTTATGATAAACTGGCACCAGCTATGATTGATGCCTACACTAAATCATATGGTGTTGGGTTGCCCCGAATCAGCTGGAGGATGAACCTTAGATTTATCAAGTCTGAGGTTCGCCTTGCCGGCATCGACTGACTCCTCATTGCGTGTGGTTTGGCGGCCACACGTAGTCCGAGGGTGCCCTTTAGATCCCAAGTCACGTTTGCCCTTTGTTTCAGTCAACAAAGTGGAAGTCTAGTGGTTATTGGAACCTACACTAGCCCCGAAGGTTCCCTTTTGTTCATCATTATTGTGTTAAAGAACAATCGGAAAGACACAAGCTTACCTAATGAATCTAATAACCCACAGCAATCAGTCGCCGCTGTCGAAACGAGTGCGACTACTACTTTTATCACTGCTGATGTGTCTTCAACTAAGGCAGTGAACGAGAGCCCGGCTCTGTCACTAGTGAATCATAGTACAACCGGGTTTAACCAGACTTTGGCTACATTTCTTGAGAAGCCAATTGCTATCGCGACGGGAACCTTCGTCACAACCAATACCCAGAATGAGAATATTGCGTCTGCTGACATACCTGAAGCTATCTTTAATGACCCTATGGTCTCGGAGAAGCTTGTTGGTTACCAAGGAGTCCGTGGTACTGTTGTTCTTAAACTTGTTACTAGTTCCAATCCTTTTCAGCAGGGACGTCTCTTTCTCTGGTACTACCCTCTGGCAAACATGGATCCTACTTATCTTAGACGTGCTGTATATTTGCAACACACTACACAATGGCCTCATGTTGAGTTGGATGTGGCATGTGATAGTGAATGCTCTCTCGAGATACCCTTCGTGTCGCCAGACTTGTTCTATGATCTGGTTGGAGGAAGGAAACACTTAGGAGTGGCTGGTGTTAATGTTTACTTGCCTTTGTTGGTTGGTTCAGGCTCTAATACTGTGGGCTTTACATTGTATGCATACTTTAAGCCTGGCACTGTTGAACTGATCAACCCAACATACAAGACACCTGCTGCAGTGCGCAAGTTGCCAAGCGGGATGAAACCCCAATCCAATTCCAAGGTTGTCAAGAAGAAAGGGCCGTTGCAGGAGCAAGAGCAAATGGGACCTACACTGTCCAATATGTTCAAGTCGTTGAAAGACACGGCTAGCATGATAGGTGAAGGAATACCAATGCTTAAGCCTGTGACTGGTCCTGTTGCCTGGGTGTCCAATTTATCATCTAAAGCTCTTTCTGCTTTTGGGTGGTCAAAGCCCAGTTGTGAGACACCATGGATGCGAACCTCTACGAGTAACGGTCTTATACCATATATCTTCAATATAGATGGCACAGTAATGGATCAACAGATGGGATTTTCTGCTACCAATAAGTTGCAATATTATGGAAACGTGGGTGGTAATGATTATGACGAGATGGTGTTCGATAATATCCTTACTCGTTTTGCGAATTGGACCACTGGATCTTTTACCACGTTGACCGAACCCGGTATACTTGCCACCTACCAATTAGCCCCATCATATTACGTTGATGCTTCACCTGGTGGTGGCTATATGTACAACTTGCCTGTTGGTTTATTCGGTAAGTTGTTTCAATACTGGAGAGGTAAATTTAGGATGAGAATCAAGTTTGCTAAGACGGAATATCATAACGCTAAGATTGTAGTTGCTTTCTTTCCTGGCGTGACGTCTGTTGCAGACCTTACCTCAACTCAATGGGTGCATCGTGAAATCTTGGACCTTTCTCTTGGCAATGAGTGGTCATTTGAGTTCCCTTATACACACCAAGTTCCGTATATTAGTGTGGATCAACCATATGGATGTGTTGCAATTGGATTAGTTAATCAATTGATAGCACCTGACACCTGTTCATCGACAGTTCAATATGCCATTGAATGGTGTTTGGCCCCTGGATCTGAATGGATTAGACCAACCACTGCCAATCCTAAGGCAGACAATAGGCCAATAATACCAGCTAGCGATCGAATGATGCCAGCTCCGCTACCCTCTGGACGACTACCCAAAGGGATGCAAATACAAAGCAAAGATAGTTGTCGTGTTCATGAAGACGGACACTTCAACCAAGTAGGTCAATCGGATTTTCAAGTCGACACAGCGGCAGCTTGTGTCGGAGAGCGACTCACGTCAGTTAAACAACTGATACGAGTGGGTGCTCCTCTTAGCTTGGCTCACTCCACCAGTTGCTGGAGAGTGAATCCTTATGTAATAGCCGGGTCAGATAGCTCAGGTTATAAGTTCACCGACTATTACTCTGTCTTCCAACCATTGTTTCGTTTTCAACGAGGTGGGTTTTGTGTTACCGTACAGAATAACCCCACCGGAGTGACTACTTTCGCACCAGTGATAAGTAGATCATGTGATGGATCTGTAAATTCATGCGTTACGACGCCTGTTAGTATAGACCATCAGTTGAGCCCTGTTGACGATCTTGTCAATCAGGGACACGCGACGTGGTCGCTGCCACCGTGGCAGACCTCTGCGTTGAGGCTGCCGGCTTATGAATCACAAATAACTACAGGTTATACGGATATGTTTAACCCTACCAGTCTAGAAATAGACCCTCTTGGTAATAGTTGTTCCTATATGATTCAGAGAGCCCCCCGAGAAGATTTCTCTATGCATTTCTACTTGGGGACTCCCCCTTATTTGTTCCTCAGTTAGACCGTTTTACCTGGTTTTACCTGACTGTGAACTCACCTCCTCCAGGTGTCTATCGAGATAAGGGGGGTGAGTGTGAACAATCGTCCGTGAGACGGAGGTCGTGCACTCGAGCAAACACAGTTAGAAAGTTGCGGGATG